GTATTGGCTGATGCGTGAAGCACTGGACCCGGAGAACCCCGAGCCCATCAGCTTGCCACCCGATAGCGAACTGGAGGCCGATTTATGCGCCGTTCGGTACAAGGTCGTGACCATGGGCACCCAGGCTGCAGTGCTGATGCGCTCCAAGGACGAGATACGCGAAGTGCTGGGCCGCTCACCCGACAAGGGAGACAGCGTTGCCATGACGTTCGCCTATGGAATCCCCACCTTGGATCGCCATGAGAAGAAAGAAAGCTGGCGCGACCGCCTCAAGAAGATGAACAGCAAAAAACAGCGAGGGTCGGCGCAGGCCGCATAAACCATGGCGAAGCAAGACAACAGCAAGAGCATGAATGACTCAGCCCGCGAGAACTGGGCGCGTTACCTCTATGGCCGAGACCGTGGGCACCTTGAGTACATGGAGCAGGCAAAGCGCTGCGAAGGGATGTATCTGGGTGGTGGGGAACAGTGGGAAGAAGATGCCAAGGCCGAACTGGACGACCAAAACCGCCCATGGTACGAGTTCAATGAAGTGATGCCCAGCGTGAATGCTGCCATCGGCTACCAGATTCAGAACCGCATGGACATTTCATTCAAGCCCCGAGGGGGCGAGAGCGACATGACCAAGGCCACCATCTTGAACAAGGTGGTGATGCAGATTGCAGACCAGAACAAGTTGCATTGGAAGGAAACCCAGGTTTACGGCGACGGCCTGATTGAACAGCGCGGCTACTATGATGTCCGCATCAGCTTTGAGAACAACATGAAGGGGGAAATTGAACTCTCCACGCTGGACCCGCGTGATTGCATCCCAGACCCCGACGCCAAAGCCTACGACCCGCGCACATGGGCCGACTTCATCATCACCCGCTGGCTGCTGCTGGACGAGATTGAAGCGTATTGGGGCCGAGAGGCCCGCGACAAGGCCGAAGCCAGCCAGGATGTCGGTACCGACTTCGGGGAATTCGATGGAGAAACCGAGCGCAACAAGTTCGGCACCCATCGCACTGGTGGACGGTATGACGCCTACGGCAATGAGGCTGACGGAATGGCCCGCTACCGCATCATCGACCGCCAGAAGTATGTCTACGAACTAACCCTGTGTCTTGTCTGGCCCGAAACTGGCGATGTCAAGACCATGGACGGCATGAACGAAGAACAGATCGCCGCCGCCATGGCCGGTGGAGCCGTCAAGGCCAAGCGAATGCGCAAGCGGGTCAAGTGGATTGTCTCCACCTACTTCGCAACCGTGTTTGAAGAATACAGCCCCTACGACGACATCACCGCCGTGCCGTATTTTGCCTACTTCCGTCGCGGCAAGACACGCGGGATGGTGGACAACGCCATCGGGCCACAAACGGCACTCAACAAGGCAGTTTCCCAGTACGTCCACATCATCAACACCGCCGCCAACAGCGGATGGGTAGTGGAGGCCGGAAGTCTGACCAACATGACCACGGACCAGCTTGAAGATGTCGGCGCTGTGACTGGTCTGGTGATTGAGTACAAGAAGGGCGCGACACCGCCACAGAAAATCACGCCCAATGGCGTACCGACCGGCGTTGACAAGCTGATTGACCGTGCCACCCAGGCGCTCAAGGACGTGACTGTGCCGGACTCCATGCGCGGGCTGCAGGGCAGTGCGGTTTCTGGTGTCGCCAAGCAGGCCGACCAACACGCCAGCGCCCAGCAACTGGCCGTACCGCTGGAAAACCTCAAGTACACCCGCGATCTGCTGGCCGGACGCATCCTAGCACTGGTGCAGAAGTATTACGACTCGCATCGCATCTTCCGCATCACCGAAATGAACCCCATCACGGGCAAGGAAGAAGAACAGACCATCGAAATCAACAAGCCGGATGGCATGGGCGGCTACATCAACGACATCACATCGGGAACCTATGACTTGGTGATTACCGAGCAGCCCATGCAGATCACGTTCGAAAACAGCCAGTTTGAACAGACCCTTGCCATGCGCGAGAAGGGCGTGAAGATCCCTGATGCCACTGTGGTGCGCTACTCCAGCTTGAGCGACAAGCACGAAATCATGGCAACCATGGCATCCAGCGCAACCCCGGTGGACCCGACGTTGCAGGCCAAGGCCGATTTGATGATTGCCCAGGCCAACAAGGTGAACGCAGATGCGACCCTTGCTGCCGTCGAATCGCAGTACAGCGCGATCCAGACCGCCCAGGTGATTGCCACCACACCGGCCACCAGCGGGCTCGCAGACAGTCTGTTGAAGTTGGCAGGGTACTTCGACAAGGACAGCGCCCCAATAGTTCCACAGGCCCCGGCAGGCATGCCCGTGGCACCACCCGGAGCGATTCCCCAGTCAACCAACCCCATGACTCCAGCGCACCCCGGTGTCGGAATGATGGATGGCATTGAAACCGCCCGCCCGGATGGCGTGAACCCCAACCAAGTAGGAGCCTGACATGGCAAAGAAGAACGGAACCATCGTTGGGGGCATGTCCCTCGACTCGGACTGGCAGACAGAGGATGACCTTCGCACTCTGGCAAAGGCTTCGCAGATCAAGGCAGACCCTAAACGCTACAAGAAGGCGATGAAGCTGGCGCAGGACCAGATTGAAGCACTGGAGGACTTGGACCCCGTGGCAGACGCCAAGGAGGACAAGAAAGAAGGCGAGAAGGACGATTGATCCCCGTTTAAGCCGCCACATAGAGCGATTTCAAAAACTATTTTCACCACCACTCAAAGGAAAACATCATGGCATTCGCACAAGACACCGACACCGACACCGAAGGAGAAGTAATCAGCCTGAACGGCGAGTCAGCAGGCACCACGCCGGACGAAGGAGCGGGTGATACCGCACCCAAAACCCCGGAGGACCGTGGCGATGTCGTGGACACCGGCAAGCTGTCCAAAGACGATCTTCTGGCCGTGGTCAAAGACGCGCCGGACGACACCAAGCCCAACGGCATCCCAAAAGCCCGTTTTGACGAAGTGAACGAGGCCAAGAAAGCCGCCCAGTCTGCACTGGACGCGGCCAATGCCGAAATTGCCGCATTGAAGGCTGTAAAAGCAGCGCCCCAGGCAGAGACTGCACCAGCGTTTGACGAGGACGCCAAGGAGCAGGAATACATTGATGCCATGCTGGACGGAGACACGGCGCTCGCGCTGCGCATCCGCAAGGAAATCAATGCCAATCTTCGCGAGCAGGCATCCGTGGAGTTTGAAGCCCGTCAAGAACAGATGGCCACCAAAAGCACCATGGAGGCCGAATCCGCTCAGGCTGTAGCTGATTACCCATATCTGGAGACAGAGGAAGGCGCATTCGCCCTGAGCCTGATCGTTTCAGCCCGCAACGACAACATCGCCAAGGGTATCCCGGCACCACTGGCTTTGCGTCAGGCCGTAGCCGCGATTGCACCGAAATTCGCGCCCGATTCGGACCCGACCCCCAGTAGTGACTCGACAACCGAACGCAGTGAACCAGATACTCGCACCGTGAACGCATTGAAGCGCGGCGCGAATGATTCAAACCATCAGCCGCCATCACTGCAGGCTGGCATTGGGACACGCATCACAGGTGCGCGTATCAATGTTGAAGCACTGGACGAAGGCCAGTTCAAAGCCCTGTCACTCGCAGACAAAAAACGTCTGCGCGGAGACTAGCAAACCTTCACTGGCCGGGAGTCACCAACCCGGCCAGTTACCACGGTGAATCTCGCCCCATCACTGGCGTTAAACGGTGTGGCCCTCTTGGTGGCCTAAAGCCATGACTCCGCGAATTGGCAGCGCATTGCCTGGAATGCAAAACCGTTTTCAATTCAAAGGAGCCATCCATGGCACAAACTAATTTTGCGGGTCTTACCTCGCAGCAAAAAATCGTATGGTCACGCGATGTGTGGGAAGCCGCCCGCGACCAAATGTTCACCAAGAAGTTCATTGGCACTGGTGCTGGAAGCATCATCCAGCGCATCACTGAACTGACAAAAACCGAGAAGGGCGAACAGGTCATCATGCACCTTGTAGCCGACTTGGTGGATGACGGTGTGACCGGGGACAACGAGCGCGAAGGCAATGAGGAAGCGATGCAGAGCTATGCGCAGCTTATCAACATTGACCTGATTACCCACAGCGTCAAGAACAAGGGCAAGCTGTCCGACCAAAAAACGGTTATCAAATTCCGTGAAATGGGCAAGGACCGTCTGGCCTACTGGCTGGCAAACCGCGTTGACCAGTTGGTGCTGTTGACACTCTCTGGTATCAGCTATGCCAACCAGAACAACGGTGCGCCGAGAGTCAGTTCGGCATTCTCCAATCTGGCGTTTGCTGGCGATGTGTCTGGTCCATCCAGCAAGCGCTCGCTGATGTGGGACGGAACTGCATTGCAGGTATCCAACACGGCATCCATCGCGTCTACATACGTGCCAACGTACAAGATGATTGTGGACGCCGTGGCCTATGCCAAGGAAAACTACATCAAGCCATTGATGTCCGAGGGCAAGGAGTATTACACGATGTTCGTGACTCCATCTACCCTGGCGGCACTCAAGAAGGACGCGGACTACCAACGCGCCGTGGTGGGGGTGGCTACCAAGTCCGGACTGGACAGCCCGTGGTTCACTGGTGGCACCGTCACCATTGACGGCGTGGTGATCCATGACCACCGCTTGGTCTACAACACCAAGGGCGCAGCTTCTGGGTCCAAGTGGGGCGCTTCATCCCTTGTCAACGGAACCCGCACATTGCTGTGCGGTGCCCAGGCGCTTGGTATGGCCGACATTGGCACACCTGAATGGAACGAAAAGGAGTTCCAGTACGGCGCCCAGCAGGGAATTAACGTCGATAAGATGTTTGGGTTAGTTAAGCCTAAGTTCTACAGCATCTACAACCAGTCCATTCAGGACTTCGGTGTGCTGGCTATCGACCACTACACCCAGTAATCGCATCGCTGGGGCTTCGGCCCCTGCTGCGTGACTAAACCCCAACTTTTCCAAGGAGCCAATCATGGCAATCACTAAACAATCTGGCCGTCAAGAACTGATCGTCGCGTATGTCGACATCAATCTCGCGGATGTAACTACAAACGTGGCAGTAGCCGCCATCGACTTGCCGCCAAACGCGGTATTGGTTGAAGGGTCGCTCGTCACAACTGAAGCATGGAACTCCACCACATCTGATGTGATGGACGTTGGCGATGTGACTACTGCAACTCGCTACCTGACGGACGGGAACATCCGTGCTTTGGCTGCTCGGGTTCCACTGGTCATGACTGGATTCGTGCATACAAACACTGAAAAGACGCTGAACGTGACATGGACATCGGGTGGCGGTACTCCGACAACCGGAAAGGTTCGACTGGAAGTCACCTATTACGTCAAGGGCCGCTCGACCTTCGCACAAGGTCTGGGCCAGTAAATCTCCTTGAGTGGTCAGCCCTTCGGGGCTTTTACACCCACCGGAGTGATTCCCGGTGGGCTTTTTGGCAATGACAAAGGAACACAAAATGAAATTCCGCTCTACCACTGGTGAAGAAGTCCATATCTCCCTGATAACCGGCCACACGGCTGTTGTCGGCGTGGAGCTAACTGAAATTGAAAAACGCTTCCACAAGGAGGCTATTGCGCGTGGCTGCTTGCCCGAGGGCGTTGAAGATGACGCACAGGACCAGCCACAGGGATTCGACCGCGTAAAAGTCATCACAGCGGCCATAAATGCCATGGTTGACGGATCTGAGGAAGGCGACTTTACGGCTCATGGCAAGCCGGTATTGGCAAAGCTGAATGCCCGTGTTGGATTCACGGTATCGCGCTCCGAGGCCGACGCGATTTGGGACGAAATCTCCAAGGATGCGTAAGCAATGAACATGACAGAACTGCTGGCGCTGTTCCGCGAGGAATCGACGGACAATGTTGCCCCATATTTGTGGAGCGATTCACTGATATACGGCTACATCGATGAGGCGCAAAAGCAGTTTTGCCGTGAGACATTCGGCATTGAAGATGCCCGGACCTACACGCTGTCCGTACTGGCAACTGAGGAATGGTATGCGCTGGACCCAAAGATACTGATATTGCTTTCGGCGTCCGATTCGGTTACTGGCCGGAACATTCACATTCATTCAAGCGAACAGAGTCGATCCATCGGCATCCAGTTCGACGGTCGGACTTCTTCTACCGTGGACTGCATCATCAAAGGGCTGCAAAAGAACTTTGTGCGCGTATGGCCCGTGCCCAGCGTCAACTCTACCGTCAACCTCAGTACCTTGCGCTTGCCGTTTGATATTGAGGCTGAAGATGACTTTGAAATAGACGACCAGCACATTCGCAACCTGCTTGCGTGGGTCCATTACCGGGCCTATGCAAAGCACGATGCCGACGCCCTGGACAAAGACAAGTCCGAAGCAGCAAAGGCAGAGTTTTTAGCCTATTGCGCGGCATCAAAGATTGAACAGGGACGCCTGCGCCGAAATGTCGCCGTCGTTCGATACGGAGGTCTCTGATGGCATCGTACAAAAAAGACCCCGACGCAGTTCTGGACTACACATTCGACTGGGGGCCATGGTTAACACCGCTGCTAGACACCATCACGTCCGTGACGTGGGTGCCTGACGCCAGTATCACCATCGACTCATCGAGCCACACGGCGACCACTGCCACAGCTTTTGTGTCGGGTGGCACGCTGAATACCTCGCCGCTTCTCACATGCCGAATCACCACCGCAGGCGGACGCACTGACGACCGCTCTATCACTCTCAAAATTGTTAACCGTTAGGAGACGACCATGGCATCCACCGCTGTTTGCAACTCTTTTAAATCTGAACTGCTCGGCATGGCAACCCATGTGTCTACCGACGTGTTCAAAATCGCTCTGATCAAGGTAGCGCCCAGCACCACGTTCGGCGCCAGCACGACCAACGTCGGCACCCCCGGCTCTGGCGCAAGCTCTCAGGCCAACCTTGGTACGGATGAGGCTTCGGGCACCGGCTACACGACG